GGATGAAATTCATTACCCATATCTGAAACTTCAGTATAGTCTAAATAGTCTTCAAAAAAAGACTTAACCAATTCTTTTAATCTTGCTTCTTTCATACAAGTCTTCCACTATACTGATAAGTTCCTGTATGGACTAATTGTGTCCAAGCAGCACCATGAACCTTTAATCCATTGTCACGAGCTAACTTACAGAAATGATAGTCTTCAGATAACAAGTGATTATTTTCATCTATACTTGTAGCAAAGTATTCTGTAATCTTATCACCTAAATCAGAATTGTCATTAGTGTCATTCATGTTATGTGTATATGATGGACATTTGTCTTTAAGTTTTTCAAATACTTCACGTTTAATTAACATAAAGCCTGTGCCACCATGCTTCACTTCAAAAGGCTTATCTGTAGGAACTAGGTCTGTTTCATTTACAAGATTAACTACATACTCACCTGTAAAATATTTTAGTTGGTGATCTGGAACTTTTTTGTCAATAGCAAACTTAACGCCATCCCAATTAATTTCTTTTTTAGGATACACTCCACAAATAATATCTACATCAGCGTCAAGCATTTTAAAGAAATGTTCTGGATCAAAACTAATATCAGCATCTATAAACATCATGTGAGATGCGTCACCTTTTAAGAAGTCATTTACTAATGTGTTACGACCACGAGTAATAAGTGATTCGTTATAAAGAAATGAGAAGTATGCGTCTATGTCTTTAGAGATTAACCATGCTTGTAGTTTTAACATGGATTCTAAATATGTTCCATAGCACAGCCCTCCGTACATTGGTGTTGCTATAAATAAACTAGGCTTCATACTTTACTCCATGTAATTGTTCTATGATTCTTGCAAATTGTATCATTCTATCTATTGTCATTGGCTCATATCTTGTTGGAAATACTTTGCTATAAGCATCAATTATTTGTTCTTGTGTAAGTGGTTTATAGTCCATTATTTGCTTCCGTTAATCTTTTGCTATCATATTTTTTAACATTCGTGACTTTAACTATATTCTTGGTATCTGGTATAAGTGGAGTGATTGTAACGTTGTGTAATTTATTTTTTAGGTCTTTAAGCCATGACATTTCTTTAGGTTCTGATGTCATTAAACCAGACCATACTAGCGTTCCATTACTATCAAATTCTTCTACAAGCCAAGCTATAGGTTTATTCACAGAATATTAACCTTCCTATTTTAGTGTTACAATTTTTCCATCCTTGTGGAGTAGAAATACTGTCATCATAAAAATGTAACTTTTTCCCAATAGGGTTATGATACTTGTTAAAATGAATTACGTCTACTGCTAAAGATTTAATTTGTAAATATCTTTTTTGATCTACCTCTTCATGATTAGCGTCTGTTATACCTTGAAATTGACCATTAGCATATACAACCTCACATGAATCTTTGCCATATCCTGCCTTAATTCTATTACGAATTACATTAAACACTGCAATAATTTCTTGCTGTGTACTAGCTTCATGATAAGCAGCATGAGCATAACATGTCATATTTAAATCAAGTGCATTTATATCCATCATGATACATAAAATCCTGCAACAAGTGGATAAATAATTTTAGCACCAACTTTATTAATAACAAATGCTCTTACTTTATCTTTATGAGTTCCTGCCAATTCACAACATAAATTATAAACATCATTGTCATCAAATAACCATTGAATAGCCTCTATCTTTGTTCTATTAGCAATAGTGTCTTTACTTGTTTGGCTTCTGCTACTGTTTTCTGTAAGCGTTTTTTTGCGTTTTGGTGGTATATATGTGGCATCTTCTATAGCTTGATTTAGCATAGAAATCAATAACTTACCTTCAGGTGTAAATGCTAGTTCGCTATTATCATCAAAATCTATAATCTCTTCCATAGTCTCTCCTTATTTTCATTAGGGTATTATAATTATTTTATATTTGACTTTACCTGTAAAAACTATAGTATATTAAATACAGGCAAATTGCTTGGATTTATTAAGGACATAATTATGTGGACAAAACCAGCTGCAACAGAAATGAGATTTGGCTTTGAAGTTACAATGTATGTAATGAATAAGTAATCCAAGAGAGGGTGTTCCTAGAAAGGAACATCCTCATCTTCTTTAGAAGCAGGCTTAACATCGCCTTCTTTTACCTGAACTGAACCAGAAATAAACTTACCATTCTTACCTTCTCTGATCCAACCAGATAATCTAAACTCCACACCTTCAGAATTTAAAGTACCAGTATAATCTGGACGTTTTGGATTATCACCCTTATCGTTTTTAAATAACGTAAAAGTATTTGTGTTATCGTACTGTGCCATTATGCAATTCTCCTTTTCATGTAAACACGTTGAACAACTGAACCCCTAAAAGCATCTGGGTTTTCTTTTATTAACTCTAATACAACTTCATCAAGCTTATCAATAAATACGTTCTGTCTTCTTTCTGCTAATTCTAAAAACAAATCAGCACGCATACCACTCCAACAAGCTTTGATTCTTTCTCTTTGCTCCGTAGTTAAAAAACTCATTTAATCTCCTTTAATTTATTAATTACATCATCTACTTCATCCAAGAATTTTTTTACTTCATCTTCTAACTCTTGTTGATAGTCAGGGTCTGCTTCCACACGTTTTACAAATAACTGTAAATTCTCTGGAAACATTGGGTTATAACTTACAAAATCACACCACTTACGACCTGTAACTAAAAGCTGAAATTGCACTTGCGGTATGTACTTACTTGGAATATCTTGTGTCATTAATGTTTCTGTATGCGTACTTCCCATAGGACATTTAATCTCAAGAATACCATCTTCGCCCACCATACCATCTGGGCTAGCACCAGCTTCTAAAGTAGGATGTTTAATAAACCCTACTTCTTCCACTTCCCCGAATTGCTGCACATATCTTTCCCTTGCATAGAATTCTCTGTCAATTCCATCTTGCATCGCTTGGTTAATATATGTTTCTTGCCTTTCACCTGTAAGTCTTTCACTTACTAGCTGAATCTTGTAATTACGTCTGGATGCAGATTCACCAGACTTAATCTTTGCTAATACATCAGCTACACGGCTGGCTGTTACTTTCCCTAGCCGTGCCTGAAACCATTCTTCTGAACGTTGTTCCATTAGATAAAGTCCTCTGCTTTAGTATCTTTCATTTTAATAACAGCACCAGCACTAGCATCTACCACGTCAGATTCTACAATCTCAAAAGCATTTACCCATAGATATCTGCGAATATATGTCAAAACTGCACCAAGATTTTGTACGTCATGACAGCCTTTTAATGCTGCTGTTGACATAGGGCATTTAAACTCAATAAACTGATTAGAGTCATCAATGTCAGCAATAGTAAGAATTGCTATGTCTGTATAGAATGTAATATGACCGCAAATACCTACATCATTACAAATCTTTTGAATAGTAGGTAAGAAATCACCTAACTCAAAATATTTATATCCAGCAAATTTATTGTGACCAGATTTAGTTAAATGTGTATCTTGTAACTTTAATCTAGCTTGCATTAGTTTTTTGTGTACACTCATCGTTTTCTCCTTGTTGTTGTCTATTATTTCCTTCTCCATCATTACTTGATCGTGAAACATTTGTTGATCCATAACGTTTCTCCCATTAGTCATTTGACTTTCTAAACTCATCTGTCATATCTTTTAATATATCTGATATTCTTCTTAAGCCGTCCATCTTATTACTCCGTAAATAATTACGAAGAGGCATACTATCACAATAAAAACATTTTGTGTAAACTTTTCTTCTTCGTAAGCATTGTCATGTTTATAGTCAACTCCATAACGTTCTTTATAACTTCTAGGAGTTTTAAAGTCCCATTGGTTATAATATGTATGGTGTTTATCTCTATCCCATCCAAATTTCATATTGATCTCCTTTCAACGAAAGTCATTCTACTCCCATTTAAATTATTGTCAAGAAGTTTTTAAAAATAATTAGTTGACAAGATTTATTATCAATGTTATAGTTCGGCTTCATTCAACTAAAGGAGAGTACTATGACGTTTACAGAAGCACTATCACACTTTAATAACTCAAGACGTAAGATGGCTTATGCACTAGACATTTCTATTCAAGCCGTACAGATTTGGTCTAAAACACCAGATAAACCTATTCCAAATAAACGTGCAGAGCAGATACAAGAGATTCTTGTGAGACGCAATGCAAGCGTATAGATTTATTGTTCTAGATGAGTTTGGCGAACCATTAAGACGGTTTGCTACTAGACGAGAAGCTAAATGGTTTATGGAAAATAGACCAGAATTTAAACTAAACATTATACCACAAAAGAAGGAAGTTGTGGATATGATTAAACTATACGGGGAGTGTTTATTTTGAGAATTAAGAATTGGGAAAGGTTTCAACACT